ACTATGAAAACAGCAATGCAAGAATTAATTGATAGATTAGATAAAACTGAAAAACAATTAGATAAGGAAAACAATTTAGTAATGTCATCAGCATTATATGCAGCAAAAAGTATGGCATTAGAATCACTTGAAAAAGAAAAAAAGTCAATGCTACACTTTGGGTTATATGTAAAGAAAAACGGATGGGTAGGATGTAAGATTGAAGATTTATATGAAGATTATAATAACCAAAACAAATAACCTATGAAAACAGCAATGCAAGAATTAATTGAAAAACTAAAAGCTCAACAAAAGATATTAGAAAAAGAAGATAATATAGTATTAGCAGCGGCATTATATGCTGGGCAAAGAATGGCTGAAGATTTACTTGAAAAAGAAAAAGAGCAGATAATAGATGCATATGACGAGGGTATTATAAATGGAGAAGCAAACGAAGATGGAAATGGTAAAATGTTTTATAATTTATACTATAACCAAACTTATAACCAAAACAAATAACCTATGAAACTATATACAGAATACAATTTAAAAGAAGTTTATTTTAAAGGTTTATATAATGGGCAGAACCATATTGAAGGAGAATGTCATAACGCTATTGATTCTCAAACACCAATAGAACTACCAATTGATGAGGAGATAGAAGATAAGTCAATTGAAAAATGTTTTATAGAATCTCCATATATACAAGATGTATGTGAGAATTATTTTCAAACAGGTGCTAAATGGATGAAAGAACAAATACTTAACCAAAACAAATGAATTATGAAGATTTACACTGAAGAACAAGTAAGAAAAATATATTGTATTGCATTTTTAGGAGGTCATGGTAAATATATTATGGATTTTGAAGAGGATGTTAAGCTTATTTCACCAATAGAACTACCAAGTAATGAGGAGATAGAAAAAATTGCACAATGGGTAATAGATAATAGATACGCAAAAAGTGAACTTAATAAAGTATCTGATTTTGAAATGTATCATCATATAATTAAATTAATTAAAGAACAAATACTTAACCAAAACAAATAACCTATGAAAGAAGAAGAAAAAAAACCTTTGGAAAGAGATTATGATATTTTATTACCAAAAGATAATACAGTAGCGCCATTGAAAATAGTGGCTGAACAATTAAATGAAATTGGCATAACCAATGTTTTAATAAATACAGATTCTAAAACAAAAAATAAAATAAGATGCAATATTAACTGGGAGTTTGCTTGGTATCGTGATCCTATTAATTACCCATTAAATAATAACCCAAATGAAGATGTAAAGTTCAGTTTATCAGGCGTTAATTTTATTATAGTATCTGAACCAACACCTAAAAAAGTGCATTACCTAAGTGATGAAAATACACCAAACAAATAAACCATGGCATATAACAGTACAATAATAACTAAGAAAAAGCGTTGTGTTAATTGTGGTAATATTGACTATTGGTTTTCAAAGAAGATGTGTAAACAATGTGCTACAGTGCATTCTACTCAAAAAAGAATGGAAGAATTTGAAGATGATACAGAAAGTTTTCAGAATCTTGTTCAAGACCTTGACCATGTATTTAGCCAATACATTAGAAATAGATATTCGGATAAAACTGGCATTGTTGAATGTTATACTTGCGGCCAAAAGCATACAATTGCAGAAATACAATGCGGACACTTTATGGGTAGATCTAATTTAAGCACTAGATGGCTAGAACAAAATTGCAGACCACAATGTATGGAATGTAATTACTTTAAAACTGGCAATATAGAAGAGTTTGAATACAAATTACACGAAGAAAATGGAGCTTTAGTTGAATACCTTAGAGAAACAGCTAGACAAACAGCAAAACCTACAAAAGATGAGCTAAAAGGCTTAATCCTAGAATACAGGGCAAAGCTAAACTTGGTAAAAAAGAAATTTATTGAAAAATAATTTGTATTTTTACGGTGGTTATCATAGTTTGTAGATTTAGTAGTTTTCTGCCCCTGTTTAAAAAGCAGGGGTTTTTTATTGCTCATAAATGAGCCGCTTATCAATCATTTTCGGCTCAAAGTTGCCTTATTAGGTAACTTTTATGATTGATAAAGTTTTCTATTAGAGAACTTTTGCATGAATTTTTCCGAATTATTCATGCAGATTTGCCAAAATATGTTAAATAGTAAAGGATAATTCTGTTAATTGTTGTAACATTATTAGGGTAGATATGTTACTGATTTATATGGGATTGTAACAAAATTTGTTAATTGTTTAAATTAGCTTTGTTAATTGTTCGTCACTAATTTAGTAAATATTTGGGACGAAATAAGGCATAATTCGGGTATATCTTGTAACATATAAAGGGTGAAATTTGTTACAAATAGGTGCAAATGAATATAAATGGGTGCAAAATGCCAAAGTCAGTAGTAATACTGCGACAATGTTCACATTTTTAAACTGTTTGTTAGTAGTGTTCACTAATTAAAATAAAATAGTTTATATTTGTAATGAACAAAACATAAAAATATGATTAAGCTACTTGAGTTTATTAAGGAAAATAAATTTGTTTTATACAAAGATGGTAAATGGTATAGTACAAAAGATTTCCCTGCAATCTTTTATAAGGAAACTGAATTGATAAAACTATTTAATGAAAGTTTGTGATATGTACTAAATGTAAAATTGAAAAAGATAATTCTTTATTTAGGGTTAGACTTAAAACAAAATTGGGTTTACAGTACTGGTGTAAAGGTTGCGAATATCAAGCTAACAAAAAACGATATATTGGAAAACCAAAAGGTGTAGTAATACCAAAAGAAAAAGATTCAATAAAGCTAGATGCATTAAAAAGGATGTTAAAATTTAGGTATAATATTACTTATCAAGAATATACTGAAATGTACGACCTACAAAACCATTCTTGCAAGATATGTAACACATCTAAATCTTTAGGGGGGAAAAATGGATTACAAGTTGACCATTGTCATAAATCTGGAAAGATAAGAGCTTTATTATGTCCTAATTGTAATACATTATTAGGTAGTTGTAATGATAATATTGATAGATTAGAATCTTCTATTTTATATTTAAAACAACATTTATAAAATGAACTGTCTGCTAATTTCGGACAACTCACTGAATTAATATGATATTGGAGAACATACTCACCAAACTGTTGTATAAAATGCAAGGGTTGAAATTATAAAATATTGTTGTACCTATATTATAATAATGTGTCATTAAAGTAATATATAGGTATTGTTATGTTACTTTAAAGGGATAAACTAACCTAAGAATATCTTTAAAGTTCTTTTGCCATCCTGATATGACAATTCAATTGAAGTAAAATCCCCCATTTCTTTGTATAAGGTCAATATCCTACCTATTGGATGGTCATTCTTAGCGTGGTTAATTACTTCTAATCTAGTTATTTCAACTTCTTTAGGTTGTTCTTTAGTTTTATTGTCCATAAAAAATGCGTATGAAATGCAAATATAATAAATTAAATTAAATTTTTTAAATTAAATTAATTAAATTAATTTTGTGCCAAAACAAATAACATGGCAAGAAACATTTCCCCAGATTCGGTTTCCAGTAAGGTCGCCGATCTGACTCTAGGTGAACATCTTAGGTTAGAAAACCCATACACTTCAGTAATGGTAATGGTATCTAATTTAAAGAAAAAAGATGCTCATAAAGACAAGCAATTCAAGATTAAATCTACTGACGACATTACTATTGTAACCAGAATAAAATAAACTACTATGCATATACAAACTATCGTTTACCAAAGAACATTTAATTTAGGCAATTATTCTTCTGAAAAAATTGGTGTTGAATTTGCCATTAACCAAGGCGAATCAGCTAATAAAGCATTAGACATCGCAAGAGATTTAGTAGAAGAATACCATAAGCAAAATGTAACAAGATTAAAAGAGCTAGGGGATTTTTATCAAGAAGTACCAGATGAAATAATACCAACTCAGTCAAAACAAACTTTAGCAGAAAAAACTATCCAATTTATCAATGCTTGCAAAACAAAGCATGAATTAAAGGCTTGGGAACTAATGGCTAAAAGCAACCCAGAGGTTTTGGAATCTTACAATGCTAAGCTTAAATTATTTTAACCATGCTACTTACAGATGATGAGCAATGTGTTTTAAATTTAATCACAAATGCTAATTACAGGATAACGCAACAAGAAATTGCCGATTCTGAAAGATGGCTTGGTAGCCATCCTATCTACGAAATAGATAGAAGCGAATCTACGTTAAGGAAAATAAGACAAGTAATTCGTGATTTAAGAATTAAGAAAGGCTACATGATTTTATCTGATGCTAAAGGATATTGGATAATGAAAAATAGACAAGAAGCTATTGAATATTGCGAAAGAATTGAACGTATGGCAAAGTCACAAGCTAAAGCATGGTTTGAAACTTACAATGCTATGAGAAAAAATTTTAATTTAACTTCTGACTATTTTGATCAACAAGGAAAACTATTTTAACTATGATAAATTTTAATGAAACCTTAATCAGAGCAAGCTCTGTGGGTTATTTAATGACGGAGCCTGTGGCTAAAGCTGATAAAGAAGCTGGATTACTTTCCAAGACAGCACAAAAACATTTGCTTGATGTTTATATTTCTGAAAAGTATAATAGGAGAAGAGATATTCAAACAAAGCAAATGAAAAAAGGTATAGAAGCCGAACAAGATTCGATTGAATTATTGTCAATGTACTTAAAGAAACCTTTTACTAAAAATACGGAAAGATTTTCAAATAAATACATAACAGGTATGCCAGATATTATAGATGATGGCATTATTGACATTAAATCTAGTTATGATTTATGGACATTTTTGGGAAATCTTCCTGATAAGCTTGATAATTTATACTATTGGCAAATGCAAAGCTACATGTGGCTTACTGGTAAAACTAAAGCTACTATTGCTTACTGTCTTGTAAATACACCCGATAATATTATACAACAAGAGAAGTATTATTTGCTTAAAAAGATGGATGTAATCTCAGAAGAAAGCCCAGAATTTATCCAAGAGGCTATGAAGATAGAATTTAACATGACATTTGATGATATAGAAATGGAAGAAAGAATACTAATGTATAACGTTAGTAGAAGTGAAGATGATATTTTACGCATTGAGCAAAAAGTAATAAAAGCAAGAGAATATTTAGTAGATATTGAAAACACTCATAAAAACTTTAACAAATGAAAATAGGAATCGGAATTTTATGTATTTTATGGATATGGATTATCTATGAATGGAAAAACGCACCAGAAAATAAAAATAAATAACATGATAGGAAGTAAATATTCCTATTTTAAAACAAAAATAAACATGGCAAAGAAAAAACCAAATATACCAGAAGGGAAACAACCATTAGACGGATGTGACTTTTGTATGCAATTTGATTATGATGAACCACATGTAATTGGAGCTAGTGCTGATGGTGATGGTGGACTAGAAATAGTATTAAAGTCATATCAAGATGCAGGAGTTACTTTTAAGTGCCCAGATACGGGTAAAAAATTAAGGTTGTTCGCAAGACCATTATCTGATAAAGGTAAAAAAATACTAGAAGATCAAGCTCAGGTTCAACCATAATATTAATATGCTGGTTGGTGTAATTGGCAACACTACAGATTTTGATTCTGTCATTTTAGGTTCAAGTCCTAAACCAGTAACTACTTTTCTAAAATAGATATAATTTTATCTAATTTTTCTATTTCAATTTTTGATAAATGAAGTTGCAAATCTTCAATTTCTTTTTTAGCATCAATATTTATTTTATAATCATGTTCTGCATGCCTTCTATCTCTTTCATTCTGTCTATTTTGTGACATCATAATAATAGGAGCAGCATAAGCAGCTTGAGTAGAAAATATAAGATTTAAAAGAATAAATGGGTAATTATCCCAATGTTTAACAAATCCAATGACATTAAGTGTCATCCAGATTACTACAATAATTGTTTGCCAAATAATAAATCTCCAAGAACCCATCCCATTTGCTACAGCATCTGAAATTTTATCTCCAAAAGTATATTCTTCTTTATGTTTTTTATGCCAATCCATTATTTTAAACTTAATAAATATAATGTTTGCCCAAATAAAGCAGCTATTTCATCTACTTGGTTTTGAATCCAAGTTTCATCATAAATTTCTTTTCTATCTTTTTGAATCATATCATAACAAGACTTAAAATAATTAATTACTTGTTCAGGATTTTTATAATTAACCGGTTCATCAATTTCATAATCTTTTGGACGACCATGAACACCACTAACGCTTTCAACTAATCCATCTATTAAATCTAATACTCCATCATAAAATTTATTTAAAGCTTTATGAACAGGGTAAGAATCAGTTTGATGATGCCATACTACCGATTGGTCAAAAGAACTTTTTAAATACCCAACAAAATCTGAAAAATTATTTTGCGGATTATTATATGATGCCATAATATTAAATTTCAGCTAAATTACGATTTTTTATGCGCATTGGCAAATTTCCTTGCTGCTTCAACGCTACCAAATCCCCATGCTTTTAAAGCTAAAGCTTTCCTTGTTGGTTTGCCATTAGGTTTTTTCATAGCACCAAGCATCCCAGCAAACCTAGCTGCAAAAGAAACTCTACGAGGATTAACACCACCTTTAACGGGAGCTTTTAAATGACCGCCATGAGTATGATTATATGAATCACGACCTTTTTGATTTAATCCACCTGCTGGATTTTTGCCTTCTTTTCTTTCCCAAGCTTCAGACATAACTATTTTTTTTCTTGTGCTTTAATTTTCTTTTCTTGTTTCAACATTTCAGTCGTAGGTTTTTTACCTGAACCAGTTGCCGCACGAATATTATCCCATAAGCCACGAGGAGAGGTTGAGCCATCAGCTCGTTTCATCATCTTTAATTTACTTTTCATTATTTACTTTTTTCATTTGAGCCAATAATTTACTTCTAATAGACATATTACTAGGTATATTATCATTTATAGTATTTTTATTTCCAAAATATGGAAGTACAAATCTATCCCCATCAGCCCAAGTTCCACCCACATAACCATCTACTCCATGATATTTAGATTGATTAGAAAATGTTGCCTCATTAGGTTTTTTACCATAATCAGCCCAATGCCATTGTTTATCCTGTTGATTAATTTCTGGTTTAATGCCTTTTTGAAAAGCAGCTCTCATATCATAATCATAACCATATCCATTTTCTTTATAATGATTATAATCACCTTCTGATATTTTCCCTTCTTTTGCATTTTGAGCTAACCAAGATTGAAACTTAATTTCATCAGCAGGGCTTAACTTAGTTTCATATTTTTTTGGATCTGCTTTAGGATATAATCCTTGTGGTTCTTCTTGTATCATACCACTAAGATACAAATTATTTCCAATTCTCTGACTTCCAAATAGTCAAATCAATCCCTTTTAAGCCCTTTGGCGGCGTTTTCTTGGTTTCAGTAGGTATTTGTTCCAATTTGGAACTAACCTCTGGTTTTGGGCCACCTGTGTCGTAAGGAGGCATATTCTTAAAAGGTGCTCCTCTTTTAACTTGACCAGAACCATAATTGTCCATTAAATAATTCAGCACAGATTGTGCCGATGTCAAATTCTGCTCTTTTTGAATTATATCCAACTTATATAAGTCAAATCTAACTCCAATTGGTTTACTTTTTGCCATATAAATATTTGTAGCTACAAAAATACGGGGAAAAGTTGAGATGTAGCTACAATAATTAATTTAATTTCCCCATATCATCCCTTTTATTTCTAATATAATCCCCAATAATTAACTTAATAAGCTAATCTATTCCCCTATCTACATAGCCAAACCAATAGCAAGAGCAAAGCCAATGAGCTTAACCCACGACCAAACCCAAACCTTTAACCCGTAAGCATTTGCAAGAAACAAAACAAACCACTAAAACGAGGGTACTCGGTTCAAGGTAGCAGGAAACCCCGAAAAGCCCGACCAAAAAAAATCCGGGGGGGTACCTTCAGCAGTTACGGATATAGAATTTTCGTAAAATATTTCTAATATATTTTTGGTATGGGTGGTAAAAAAATTTCGTATATTTGGTAAAATTTTAGTTATGCTAGAACAAATTACTGGTGAAGTGGTTACAGATGATAAAGATGAAGATCAAGACCAACCAATACCAAAAGGATATGTAAGAAATGAAATGGGTAAATTGGTATTGAAATCAAAAGCAGCAAAGGATCAACAAGCATTCGTTGATGCAATGCAAAACCAATACAAAAATAGACCAGAAGTAATAGCAGCAGCAAAAGCAAAGGCATCTAAATTAAAAGCAATGCAATCTCAAAACAAATAGCATGAAAGCAAAACTAGGAAGTGGTTCAAGATTCGCAGCAATGCAAAATTCAGCCGCAGCAGCGTACGAAAAGAAAGGAATGAGCCCAGAGCATGCCAAAGAGGTAGGAGCCGCAATAGCAGCTAAAGCAGGGCAAAAGAAGTATGGTGTCAAGAAGATGACAAAGATGGCTGTAATGGCAAAAAAAAAGTAAATACAAAACAATTAGATGATGGCAGCTACGCCATGGATGGATGGAGTTATTAAAATAATCATATATCCGTTTTATTCCCGCATCGTGTACAACGGAATTTTAATACACCCAAGCCTCCCTTAAAAAAGGAGGTTTTTTTATGTACATAATGTTGTACAATGTTTGGCAAATGTTATAACATGTAGTATCTTGTGCTAAATTTACCACATGAGGCCACAAAGCACAACAGAATCTACGAGAATAGACAAAGAGCTATTAGATGCAATTAAGTTAATTGTTCCAACCACAGGACAAACAATCACAGGATACATTAACATTCATTTACGCAAACAAATAGAAAAAGACCTGTTAAAAATGTCTAGACTACATGAAAAAAGTAATTCTTAACATAACACCCCAAACCCATGTAAGAGCAACACAAGGGGATCGTATATTCTTTAGAATTCCAAGGGAAAGGCTAAGACCGCCCGGACTAAAAAGATTGCTTAGATTAGAAAAATATAATCAGTACAAAATTGACTTATCAGCAGAAGCAAAAATAAAAAACTTTGTTATGCCACCAGTAGGCGCTTCCGTAACTTTTTTTATACCAGTCCCGCCTTCTTGGTCAAAGAAGAAAAAGAAATTACACCATGGACGATTCCACCAATCAACTCCGGATTTAAATAATTTGACAAAAGCTTTTGAAGATGGTTTACTTGCAGAAGACAAACAATTAGCACACTACGAGCTTTCTAAAAGATGGGTTGACTTTGAAATAGGATGGATTGAAGTTTCCTACAAAGACTACGAAGAAGTTCTTAGCCTACCAACGCAAAAATAAACCCTACCCTAAGCATTTGTTGCCCTTCGTGAGTATTATATACGCATTCTTTATTTAACATAATATTT